GTAGCAGAGTTAGCGGCGTTAGTAGCTTGAGTTGTTACTTCATCAATAGTAGCTTGGTCAGATGTCGTACTTGCGCTACCAGTGCCACGATAAATCGCCATTGAAATCTCCAGTGTAGAATTAAGACAGGGGAGCCTGAGTAGACTCCCCCGATAGTTGCTTTAGGCGTTGAAGATCAATGCCAAAGCTGACTCAGGACGCAATACCTGAATACCGTAGAGAGTGTCTGCTGTGAACAGATCACCCAAGTACTCTTGCTTGTACTGAGTTTGAGTACGAACACCCATCTGCTCTACAAATACCATAGCGTCACGATGACCCAGGATACCTGCTTTGAGTTCGCCACCACCAGTAGCACCGTTTTCAGCGGCTGTCTCAGTGACAGGGCAGTTGGTAGAAACGTAAACGTCAATACCGTAGAGGCTTCCGATATTACCGTTTGCTACAGGCTGACCTGATACGAAATCAGATGAGTTGTAACGATCAATACCACGGATAGTCTGTACGACTGAAGGAGGAACGACGAGGAAACGCTGATCCATAGGAACATCGTTATCATCCAACTGCTTAACAGCGGCACGGAAACCTGCGTCTGTAAAGACATCAGCAGGAACTACAGTGTCAACAGCATACGCAGTGAGACCTGTAGAAGCATCCATGAAGAAAGAGTTAGAGTGAATCCAGTCAGAACCAGATCCGTTGTCGTCACCCAAACGCTTGCCCAAAGTAAAGAGGTCAGTATCAACCTGCTTTGCAAGTGCATAGCCTGCGTCTTGAGTGTAGAACTGACGCAATGAAGCAAGAGCTTGAACGTCTGTAATGTCCTCAATTAAACGTGAGTATTCGTAGTGCTTGTCTACGCTTACCTGTACTTCTGACTCAGTAGCCGCAATCAGTGTTACCTGAGTAGAAGCAGACTTAGCAGATGCATCGCCACGAGTAGGCTTAGGGATATGAATTGTATCTCCCTTCTTACCTGTCATTGGCATACGGTTGACAAGATTGGCAAGTACGAGAGACTTCTCATATGCCGCTACAATTTCATCACTCCAAATTTCTGGAATGAAAGTTGCACCAGTTGTATTGGTGACGTGGTTAGTACCCAGTGCCATGTTAATTTCTCCTTAACACTATTTGACACGACCCTCTGCATATGCCGCCATAATTTCAGGCTGTAGCTGTTGATAACGCTTTGGGTCAGTTTGCATAAGTTTAATAATATCAGCACGACGATAAACCTTGCGACTTGGTGCTTCTCCACTTCCAGATGCCCCACCAGTTGAAGCCGCTTTCAGTTGACGCTTACGGTCTTCTTCTTGCACTTTAGCTGTTTCCACCACCATGTTCTGACGTTCTTTCCACGTAGTGATAAGTTCGTCTGCACTGTCAAAATCAAATTGTTTATCGGCACGTTCATATAATTCTGTACGCACCTTTGATTTCCCTACCCAGTCTTGAAACTTTTCGTCTTGGACGATGGTAATAAAGTCTGGGTGACTACTCTGCAACTTGGTTAAGATTTGCTGTTGCTTCATAGCCATTGTAGTTTCTTCCGCCTGCTTTAGCGTTGGATGATTCTCAATGGCTCTGGCAATGGCTTTCTCTGGTTCGGAGAAAAAGTCAATGTCTTCGTCTTGTTGTTGTTGTGGGCTATTGGCCGCTTCAATCTGAGACTTTACGAAATCATCAACAATCTTGCGTAGCTCGCCTACTTCTGAGCTTTGACGACCCAGTAGCTTTTCAGCTTCCTGGTGCATACGGACAATATCTTTAATGTCCTTGCCCTGATACTTTTCAGGTATGTCATCTTCTGGTTCGGGTGTTGGGGTTGGCTCTTCGGGAGCTTCCTCTACCTGTGCTTGTTGCTCATCAAGAGTAGCAAACTCTTCGCTTTCTTGTTGATCTTCGGGTACTCGATCAATTAGTTGTGCCATATTGTTAAACTCCGTGCCGTAGCATTATGGAAGTGATTATTTTCTAGCGGCTCTCTCATGATCCCTTGCCCACCGATCATCGGCATCGGGCCAACCCGTACCAATAAAATGTGAAGATACACTTGAGATTATCCGCTGTGCGGTGTTCCCACATTCCGGACAAGTGGCAAACTCATCAGAGCTATCTACCCACTGTTCTTCAATGTGTGAACATTCTTTACACTTGAAATCAAAGCGTCTAATCATCAGACACCTCCATATCAAATGCATTTTTAATTCCTGCTTCAAAGTGAATTACATTTAACAATGTATGTCTTCTTCCTTGAAGAAGGAATAATTCTTTTTGATCTTTGATCTCATCAATGTTATGAGATTCTAAAGCTTCCTTACTTTCTTGTACAAACTGTTTCCACCCTGGGTGTAAAAATAAGTCAAGATAGTTTTCATAATATATTTCATCTTCTCTGGTCAAAGCATTCTCCTTGTGTTTG